GCGTCAGCGGGACCATCGTTTATCTCAGCACGACGGGAGACAAAAATCAGTTCCTGCACATCGTCCTGACGCTTGCCGGCCACGAGGTCGAAGCGATTGACGAGGTCTATTTCAACGACGAGCTGGTTCCGCTTACCGGCACAAGCAACACTCCCGACGCTGGCTCGTTTTACAACGGCGTCGCCCGCATCAACAAAAAGCGCGGCGTTCCAGGCGACACCGCCGACGCGGATTTGATTTACGATACAAGCGGGCCGCCTCCTCTGCCTCCTCTGACGAACGGACGCTGGACCTCGAACCACAAGCTCTCTGGCATCGCCTACCTTTACGTTCGCCTGACGTGGGACGCCGAGAAATTCCCGAGCGGGATTCCGAACATCAGCGCCGTCATTCGCGGCAAGAAAGTGCTCGATCCGCGCACGGGAAACACCGCCTACTCGGCCAACGCCGCGCTCTGCTTGCGCGATTACCTAACCGACACGGCGCTGGGCATGGGTATGACCGCCGCCGAGGTTGACGATACCGCTTTCGGCGTCGCAGCCACCATCTGCGAGGAACAGGTTCAAATCCTTCCGCTCTCGCCGACCGTTTACGAGAACCGCTACGAAGCCAACGGCGTGATTGTGATGAGCGCGTCGCCAGACGAGAACATCGGCAAGCTCCTGAGCGCAATGGGTGGACTGATCGCCTACACGGGCGGTCGCATCGTGCCTTACGCGTCCGCCTACCGCATCCCAACGGTGACGCTGACCGAGAAGCATTTCGTGGGACCGCTCAACGTGCAGACGCGGACGAGCGCTCGCGACAGGGTCAACTCGGTCAAAGGCGTTTACGTCTCAGAAACGAACAACTGGCAGGTGACGGACTTCCCGACGATCAGCTCGGCAACCTACGTCACGGCGGACAACAACAACGTCTTCTTCCGCGACGTCGTTCTGCCTTTCACGACCTCGCCTAGTTGCGCTCAACGGCTCGCCGTTCTTGAACTGCGCCGCGCTCGCGAGGAAATCACGTTCTCGGCACGCTTCCGACTCGAAGCGATGCAGGTCCGCGCCGGGGACACGGTCATGATTACCAACGAAAAACTCGGCTGGTCTTCTAAAGTTTTCGAAGTCATGGAGTGGAATTTCGCTTCTGACGGGACGCCGCCGCAGGTGTTTATCGACATGACGCTGCGGGAGACCGCTTCCTCGGTTTACTCGTGGACCGTCTCGGACGAAATCGCCGTGCCGGACTCGCCGAACACGACGTTGCCCGATCCGTTCACGCTCGGCGCTCCGACGAACCTTTCACTCACGGCCGACGGCACGACCCAACTCGTGCAGGCCGACGGCACGATCTTGCCACGGATTCGGGTCGGCTGGACGCCACCGGCTGCGGAGTTCATTCAGTCGGGAGGCTCGGTCGTTATCGAATACAAGCCGAGCGCGAGCACGACTTACCTCACATGGAATACGGTCGAGGGCGCGCAGACCGAGGACTTCATCAGCTCTGACATTACGATCGGCACGAACTACAACGTCCGCATTTACGGTGAGAGCTACTTTGGGATTTCGACAAGCTATCTCAGCGGCTCAATCACCGTCGCAAAAGACACGACCGCGCCGGCGATTCCAACCGGACTCAGCGCAGCCATCGGCACCGGCAAGGCCGTCTCTCTCGACTGGAACGACAACACCGAGGCGGACTTTTCTGAGTATGGCATTTATCGGAACACCTCGGCAGTCACGCCGGCCAATGCAAACACGGACAAGATCGCCGAGGTTCGAGCCTCGCGGTTCGTGGACACAGAGGTAAACATCGGAACGACGTATTACTATTGGCTGACCGCCTACGACACGGTTGAGAACGTCAGCGGCTTTACGAGCTACGTTCAAGCCACGCCGTCCGTCATCACAGCCGGGCCGATTGACCCGACTGCGCCGGCCACGCCGAACGCTCCGACGCTGATCAGCACGACGGTTTACGTCTCAACGGACGGCACGAGCTTCGCCCGCGTTTCACTTACGGCGCCGCCGTTGCCATCCGGCGCGGTCGCTCTCGATGTCCTTTACCGTCGCACGGGATCAAGTGATTTTATCATTGGAAATCAAATCGCATCCTCCGTTTCGTATGCGGTTTCAATTGACGATCTTTCCACCGGCGAGCCTTACGAATTTGCGGCAAGAGGCGTTTCGTTCTCGGGTGCGTTGTCGCCGGTGTCTTCGGTGCTCAGTCAGACCGCGCCGGGCAACACGATTCTGCCAACGGCACCGACCGCATCTTTTATAAGCGGACAATTTGCACCACCCGTTTCTCAAGGCAGGATTCCGATGTTTGCAATCGGCATGTCGATCACCGCCGCAGCTAGCACCGACATCGCGCGCGTGCAAGCAAAGGTGGCCGTGACCAACAATCCAAACGACGGTGCGGCTTGGTATGCAGACGGGGACAACAGTCTATTCGATCAAGCGATGCCGGCGAATGGAAGCGTGCGAGTGGCTTTTTACGACGTAACGGGAATGACTGCCGGATTCGGATTTGCTCGCGTCATCTCTCGCAGCGGCATCGCCTCAAATTGGACTTCCCTCGGCAGCGTGCAGGCCGACTCGTCGCTGATCAAGCGACCGCTCGGAACGGTCTCGCAATTCAACACGGACGACGTGAGCACGACCGGCATCAAGACCGGTGGCGGCGCGAGCACTCGGCAGATTAACGTGATTTTCTCCGAGTCGGTCGTTGCTACCTTGGCCGGAGGTGCGGCGTCGGAAACTTTTGAGACATCGCTGACTAATCGCGGATTCAGCGCAAAGCCCGACATCGGAATCGCGCAGTGTTCATCAGACGGCAACATCTCGGCCGCCTACGATTTCGACGCAGCGGGCAACAGCAGCGTCACAGCAGTCATTCGCGTCTCAACAATCGACGGCTCAAACATTGGCGCAGGTCCCTACCGGTTCAGCGTCGAGTTTACCGACTTCACATAACTTTATGGCCTTTCAAAAAACCATCACCCTCGCGAGCGGAGTGTCAGGAAATTACACGCGGCTCATTACCTACCGCTGGGATCGTTCGACGCGTGAGGCCGTCGCGTTGTTCGCGCTCTACCTCGATGCGCAGGCCGCGCACGCAGGCAAGCAAGCGCTCACTCCGTTCATCGCCAAGCTCCGCCTCGACGGCGCGAAGTTCGACCTTTACCTCGGCAACGCCGTGCTGAGCGAGCACGCGGCGATTGCACAGCTCTACGCAGCGGCTAAGGCCGAGCCGGTCTCTTGCGATTTCGGGTCACATGTATTTGCCGACGCCGTGGACGCGTAGCGATTTCGTCCAATGACCAAAAACGCGCAACGCTTCATCGTCGTCAGCGACAATCACGGCGACATGGCGGACGCTGCGAGCGTTGACGCGCTCTGGTCATTTATCGCGGACTGGAAACCGGAGATCAGGATTCACGCGGGCGACAACTTTGATTTTCGCAATCTGCGCAAAGGCGCGAGCGACGAGGAAAAGGCCGCGTCACTTGCCGAGGACTGGGAAGCCGGCTCCGATTTCTTGCGGCGCTTTTTTGACGGCGGGAAATCGAAGCACTTTCTGCGCGGCAACCACGACGAGCGCATTTACGACTTTCAAAACAACGCAACCGGTATGATGCGCGATTATGCGCGGGACGGAATCAAACGGCTCGAATCCATCGTGAAAAAGTCCGGCGCGAAAATGCTGCCTTACGACTCCGACCTCGGCGTGCTCGATCTCGGGAAGCTCTCTGTAATTCACGGCTACCACGCGGGCGTCGGAGCGTGCCGGATGCACGCGAACATTTACCGCAACTGCATTTTCGGACATGTTCACACGATTGAGTCTGCGCCGGTCTCGGCACGCGAACCGGCCGAGGCGCGAAGCATCGGATGCCTTTGCAAGCGCGACATGGACTACATCAATAAAAAGACGGGCAAATTAAGATGGGCGCAGGGCTGGGCCTACGGTCTTCTATTTCCTGACGGCACCTATCAGCTTTTCCAGACAAGAAAAATCAACGGCCAATTTTATGCAGCGAGCGAAATCAAAACCTACGGCGGCTGACGACTGGGCGCACGAGCTGCGGGCACTCTTGGTTCGAAAGGAAATCCGACCACCGGGCGAGGGCTGGCTGACTTCGTTAGAGTTCGCGCAAAAATTAAAAATGTCCCGTAGTCAAGCCTTTAAAATCCTGCATAAAGGATTAAAAGAGGACTTGCTAGAAAAATTTCAAGGGACGCAAAATAACAACGGTCGCCCGTTCCACAACGTCTGGTATCGGAAAAAGAAACGCACGTAACTCGTTGATCGTTAGCCGTCTCGGTTTGTATGTGCGATTTATCGCACATTTTTCTTCACATCGCGGGGCGGATGTGTATGGTTTTTCTCATGCCAGCTGAAGCGAATTAACGCACTCGGCGCGCAATCAAACATGACATCCCAATCCGCACTCACCCAAGCCCTGATCCTCGCGATTACCGCGCCCGATCAAGCACGCGCCGACCGAGCTATCGCTCTCGCCGAATCAATCGGCGCGGGCTGCACGGCGAAGCAGATTGCAGCGGCGAAGCGCAACGCGGCCAAACTCATCAAATGAAAGACCAGTTTTACATACAGCTCCCATTCGGCACCGACGACGAGCGCGTCCGTTTCGCTACCGTGCTGATCTTGCAGGGATTCACGTTTAAGTGCCGGCCACAATATCCGCAGTTTATAGTCTGGGCGGACACTTTCGACCGGCTTGCAATGCGGGAACTGCACCTAATCTTAGTCGGCGCAAACGCATCCAGTATGCCGGAGGTCAAAAAATGAAACGCCTCGCCCTCCTCCTCGCGCTCTGCGCCACCGCGCACGCAGCGCCACCAGACACGTTCTTCCGCGCTCTGCACATCGTCGAGACCTCAGGCCGCACCGGGCCGATCATCGGCGACGGCGGCAAGGCGCTCGGACCGCTCCAGATTCATCGCGGCTACCACGCGGACAGCCGCGTTGCGGGCGACTACAGCCGCGTGGCGGATCTGGACTACTCAAAGAAAGTCGCGACCGCTTACCTCAAGCGTCACGCTCCGGCG